TTGGCTCCGTTCCTTGCGCCGTTTCAAGTATGGTATCAGGGTGCGGGCCAAGCTCGGAGTACTACAGACTATCTGTGAACAAGTTGCAGCAGAACGTAAGGGTAAACAGGGGTGGGATGCACCTCAGTGGCCGCACGACAGGTGGGTTACGTTGCTGTACACTTGCATCAGAGATAACCAATTTCCACCGGAACTACTTACCGGATTCGTGAAGACCGCTGAGGTTACGTTCCTCAATCCACGCAAGCAACCTACAGTAGAGGGCACAGTCGAAGCCGTGAACGAGATATGCCGCGAACATAGCAAGGCGCTCCGACAGAAGTTCGGGGTGTTCCTATGAAGTGCCCAGTGTGCAACACATGGGTGCAGGTTAAGGAAACCCGTAGCCGCCCCAACAACGCAGCGTACCGTAGGTATGAGTGCGCCAACGAGCATCGCTTTACCACACTGGAACAAGTTGTGCGTGTAATTCAACCGAGGAAAAAGAAGCCGTGAACCTAAGAGCACGAGTACGTAACGCTTTGATAGTCCTCGTGACTGTGGCATCGCTGATCGTGCTTGTGTTCAACATCTTTTACATAACCTTTTGGAGATAGAAATGAGCAAGATTACCAAGAAGCAGCAAGTCCTCAACCACTTCCTCAAGCACCCGCTGGCTACACCCAAGGTTGTATCTGCGAAGTTCAGCATGGCACTGCCTGCTGTGTACACGCTGCGCAAGCAAGCGATGCACGAGTACCAAGAACGCAACGCTACAGAGATACTCGGCCCGCAGATCGACGAGCCACAAGTTGTTGTGGAGCAAGCCAAGGACAGGCAGGTGGGGGGCGACCACTACAAGTCAATGGGTGTGCAGCCGTGGGATGTGGTAGACACATGGCCTCGTGACCAACGCATTGGCTACTACCGAGGCGGCGCACTGAAGTACATCATGCGCATGGGCAGCAAGGACGAGTCACCCGTCGAGGTTGCCAAGGGGCAGCACTACATCCAGAAACTTCTTGAGGTGCTCAGTGAGCAAGGGTAACTTACCGCTCAGTATGTCCGGGGTGACTGTCAGCGGTGCAACTACCGGGCCTGCTATGACAATCACAAAGGACAACACGTTGACCATCGACAGCGGCGCGACCATCCAGATGGGCAGCATCAAACTGACCGAGGACAAACTCGCCAAGATGGAGGCCATGCTGGAATTTATTGAGCGATTCGTGCAGGAAGACGAGCGAGCCAAAGCAATCTGGATCGCCATCAAAGCAAAGAAAAGGATACTGACATGATGGACATCGTAACCATCGACTTTGAAACCTACTATGACAAGGACTTTTCCCTGTCGAAGATGACCACCGAGCAGTACGTTCGCAGTTCCCTGTTCGAGATCATCGGGGTGGGCATCAAGGTCAACGACTACCCCACCGACTGGTACAGCGGGGACAACCCCGGCAAGTTCCTGAAGTCACTGGACTACAGGAAGCGGGCCATCCTGTGCCACAACACAGCGTTCGATGGTGCCATCCTGTCGTGGCACTTCGGCATCAGCCCAAGGCTGTGGCTGGACACTCTGGGCATGGCCCGTCCGCTGCACAACGTCACTGTGGGCGGCTCACTCGCCAAGCTGGTGACGTACTACGGGCTGGGCAAGAAGGGTGATGAGGTGGTGGCTGCACTGGGCAAGCGCAAGGCTGACTTCACTGAGGCTGACCTCGCTCAGTACGGCGAGTACTGCAAGAACGATGTGAACCTGACCAAGCAACTGTTCGACAAGCTCAAGGTGGGTTTCCCATCCAGCGAGTTGCTGGTGATTGATCAGACGCTGAGGATGTACACCGACCCAGTGATTGAACTCGACGTGCCGCTGCTGGAGAAGCACCTCGAAGAAGTCCGTACCCGCAAGCGCACCCTGATGGCCGATCTGGGCCACGGCATGGGCGGTGAGGCAGCGGTGCAAGAGATGCTCATGTCCAACGACAAGTTCGCTGCGTACCTCAAGCGCCTCGGTGTGGAGCCGCCCACCAAGACCAGTCTGAAGACAGGCAAGGAGTCGTGGGCCTTCGCCAAGACGGACAAGGGCATGACCGACATGTTGGAACATGTTGACGAACGTGTGCAGGCAGCGGTGTCGGCCCGCCTTGGGGTCAAGTCCACCCTCGAAGAAAGCCGCACCGAGAACCTGATCGGTGTGGCCGGACGGGGCAACCTGCCCATCATGCTCAACTACTACGGTGCCCACACCGGGCGCTTCAGCGGTGGCGACAAGCTCAACCTACAGAACCTGCCAAGCCGTGGCAACACGACCATCAGACGGGCACTGAAGGCACCACCGGGGCAGATGCTGATCTCATGTGACTCGTCGCAGATCGAAGCACGTACTGTGGCATGGCTGGCTGGGCAAGAGGACTTGTTGGTGGCGTTCCGTGACAAGCGGGACGTGTACTCCGAGTTCGCCACTGAGGTCTACGGTCGTGTCATTACCAAGGCTGACAAGGTGGAGCGGTTCGTCGGTAAGACCTGTGTGCTTGGGCTGGGCTATGGCATGGGCGCTGAGAAGTTCCGGCGCACACTGGAGATCGGCCAAGGTGGCATCAACGTGGTGATCGACATCAATGAGGCAGAGCGGATCGTCCGGCTGTACCGCCAGAAGAACTGGAAGATCGTGCAGTTCTGGCAGAAGTGTGGCGCAACACTCAAGGACATGTTGTACGGTGGTGAGAACGCACTGCACCCCAAGGTTCGCTACGACAAGGGCGGCATCATCCTGCCCAACGGGTTCAGGGTGCAGTACCCGGCGCTGCGTGAGACGGCCAACGGGTTCATGTACATCTCCGATGCCCGCACCTACCAGAAGGCGCTCAAGGATCGTGTGCTCACTGGCTCACCCCCTGACGACATTGCATGGACACGCATCTACGGCGGCAAGGTGACGGAGAACATCGTGCAAGCTCTTGCTGCATTGGTGATCCGTGAGCAGATGGCCGCTGCCGGGATGCACTTCAAGGTGGCCTTCCAAGTCCACGATGAGATCATCATCGCTGTGCCCGAGGGCAATGCACTGGCCGACCAAGCCAAGCTCGAAGCCCTGATGTCCACCGCCCCCAAGTGGGCACCCGATTTACCTGTGGCCTGCGAATCTGGCATGGCTGCGAACTATGGAGATACGTGATGGGAAAAAAATATAGCGTAGGTCTGGTGGCCGACAAGATCAAGGACGCGCTGAGTGTCGCTGACTTCGGCGGCGACGTGAAGGCGGCGCTGGCCTGTGCCATCGCCTATGGGCAGAGCCTGTACTTCCCGGAGGGCGGCTACACCTTAGCTGTCGATGAACTCAACACCGTGAAGTACGGCCACGACGGAACCTTCTACTGGTACAAAACCCCTGACGGCGTGCGGGGACGCAGCTTGACACGTGGAAAGATGTTGGCAGCACTGACCGCAATCCGCATCCACCACTCCGGCATCAAGCTGCAACTCGTAGGCAAGCTCCCGCAACGCAAGGAAAAGAAATGACCATCGCTGAAATCAAGCGCGAACCGCGCAACAAGGACACCATCGACCTGCTGAAGCACATCGTGCAACAGGTTGAGGCGAGTGAAGATGCCACTGAGGTGCTGGCCTTCGTGAAGATCGGCAAGGACTACCACCGATTCTCGACGGGGATCGCCGACATGATGAAGCTGATCGCTGTGCTGGAGGTGGCAAAGCACGACTGCATCACCCGCATGACAACCGATTGACAGGGGTTCTCCGTGATGTACACTGGCGGTTCCAACATTACATCTCCCTCGCAGGTAGTCCCTGCGGGGCACACTGCCATGCGCCTAAGCCACTCATACTCGTCGATCAAGTTGTTCGAGAACTGCCCGTTGCGGTACTACCGCCAGCGGATCAAGAAGGAAGTCGTTGACGAGGGAGGCGAAGCGTCCAAGCACGGAGAACGTATTCATGCGTTCCTTGAAAGCCGACTGAAAGGGTCGGGAATGAACCCGGAGACTGCGCAGTACGAACCCCTGTGCGCATCGGTGGAGAAGCTGGCAAGGCAGGGCACCCTGCACATCGAGCACGAACTGGTACTCACCGAGAACCTTACACCAACAGGTTGGTGGGATGCTGACGCATGGCTGCGCAGCAAACTTGACGTACTCGTAATCATCGGCAACGATGCCGTGGTCATGGACTGGAAGACGGGCAAGCGCAATGCTGACCAGTTCCAGATGCAGATGTTTGCAGCGCAGGTGTTCAAGCACTTCCCGGATGTGCAGCGGGTGAAGACCTCACTCGTGTGGCTCAAGACAATGGAGATGGACACCGAGCAGTACACCCGTGTGAATATGAACGCGATCTGGGCTGAGATTATGAAGCGCATTCAGCGCATCCACGACGCCTACGACCATGCCAACTGGCCTGCCCGCCCCTCTGGGCTGTGCCGGTTCTGCCCCTGCCGTCACGACTGTGACTATGCTAGGGTTTAACCTTACAAAATAAAACTTGACAGCCGTGTAAAGAGGTATAGAATGAGCGCACTGACACCAGAAGGAAAAGTAAAGCGGATGGTGACGGAGATTCTGAAGAAGTACAAGCTGTGGTACTTCTTCCCCGCAGCGAACGGCATGGGCCGCGCTGGTATCCCCGACATCATCAGCATCGTGGATGGTGGGTTCGTGGGGATTGAGGTCAAGGCTGACAAGACCAAAAAGCCCACGGAGTTGCAGAAGATTTGCGGCAGGGAGATTCAAGCTGCTGGTGGGCGTTGGTTCCTCGTGTACGACGTGGACTCCTGCGCTGAGTTGGAACGATACATACAAGACAAGGCGATGTGATATGTTGGTAGTCGAGAAGGCCAAGGCTCTGGCCCTCAAGCTGAACAACCCGAACCGGGTGCTGGACGCAATCGCCACGGCCAAGGCTATGGATGTGCGTGGCACTCAGATCGTGGTCACGCCGCATCGTCTGGATGAGGTCAAGGTTCTGCGCAATCTCGGCATCAAGGCACCCAGCCCCATCCTGCACTACTACAACTGGCCGGGTCAGTTCACCCCGTTCGACCACCAGCGCGAGACTGCTGCGTTCCTGACGCTCAACCACCGCTGCTTGGTACTCAACGAGATTGGCACTGGCAAAACACAGAGCGCGTTGTGGGCAGCGGACTACCTGATCAAGACCAAGAAGGTTACGAAGGTGCTCATCATGTCACCGCTCAGTACGTTGGAGCGCGTGTGGGGCGACGGCATCTTCACCGGCCTTGTGCATCGTCGCTTCGTGGTGTTGCATGGCACTGCTGAGAAACGCATGAAGTTGCTGAAGACCGAGGCTGACTTCTACATCGTCAACCACGAGGGCTTTGCCATCATCAAGGAGCAGTGCCACGGCATGTTCGATCTGGTGATCGTGGATGAGGCGGCAGTGCTGCGCAACCCATCGACGCAGCGGTTCAAGATTTTCCGCCGCTGGATAGACAACAACCCACAAGCACGTTTGTGGATGATGACAGGGACACCGACGCCCAACGACCCGACTGATGCGTGGGCACTTGCCAAGCTGGTGGGTTCACCCTACTGCACCAAGACGTTCACGGCCTTCCGTGAGCAGGTGATGATGAAGATCGGCCAATGGAAGTTCGTGCCCCGGCCCGAGTCAGTGGACATCGTGAAACACATCCTGCAACCTGCTGTGCGTTACACACGGGACGAGTGCTTTGATCTGCCCGACACAATCGTCCAGACCCGGCAGGTGGAACTGACTGCGGAGCAGAAGCAGCACTACACCCAGATGCTGCGCCACTTCGTCACTGAGATGGCAGCAGAGCGCAAGACAGGCGGCACCATCACGGCAGTCAACGAGGCAGTGAAGATTCAGAAACTTGTGCAGATCGCTTGCGGCGTGGCGTATGGCGATGACGGGCAGAACATCCTGCTCGACTGTTCCCCACGGATCAACTTGGTGAAGGAGGTAATCGAGGAAGCTGGCGAGAAGGTGATCCTGTTTGTGCCACTGACAGGAACCCTGCACATGCTGGAGAAAGAACTGAGCA